GATCAAATTAGAGCATTAAATGACGAGTATGAAGATGTAACTAATGAAAATAATAAAAGAATTTATAGAGATTTTGATAAACGATTAAGAAATGGAGAAAAATTAAGAAGATCAGAAGGAGCAATAAATTTCGATAAGACCGGCGAAGATAACAAAGATTTAGAATTATATGAAAAAGAAGTATCAAACAGAAAAAAAAGAAAAGAAGAAGTCCTCGATTTTGTTCAAGAATATTTATCTTATTTAGACCCTGAAGAGATCGATACATACGGATTTTATTTAGAAAAAAATCTTTTTAGGTCACAATTCAAAGACAAATCAATAAAAGAAATAAAAAGACTTGTCGAGGCATATTATCCAAATTATACAGCATTAAGAGACTATTTAGAAACTGTTGATGATGATCTTGTTGATGGTTATGGAAAAAGAGGTGGTTTATTAAATAGAACATTAAACCCTGTTGTATCGTTACAAAATGAACTAAAAAAATTATATCTAAAAAGAAATGCATATATTAAATTAACAACTAATAAAAATTTAGATAAAATACAATATGAAAAAATTAACCATAAAATTCACGAGCTACAAAGAGAAATTTTACAAAAAACAGACCTTCTACAAGGTAAATCTATTTATGAATTAAATAGACTCCTTGATAAAGACAAATCTGTTTCAACAGGTGAACCTTCAAAGGTGGCTCCTAAAGGCTTTCAATTCGTTGTTGACCCTAATACAGGCCAAACAGTTCTAAAACCTGTAGCACCAGAAGGACAAAAGAAAAAAGAAGATGTCCAACCTATGATAATGAATGCGCAACAAATTATTACTGAGGAATACGCCGTTTATATGAAAAATCAACAAAAAACTGCTTCAGATGATGAATTAAAAGTAAAACAAGAATCATCAGCTTCTGCAATCATACCATTATTTAAGGCCATATTTAAGACAAGACCGGATGAAGTCCAAGCATTACATGCTGGTATTTTAGATCCAGTTTGGAAAAAGATGTTATTAGATAGAATGCCTGAAATTAATCTCCCTCAACCTTCCACTCAACCAGTACTACCACCAGCACCTAAACCAGATGACAAACCAGTTGAACCACCTAAACCAGATGACAAACCAGTTGAACCTGCCAAAGATAGAAATAAGTTACAAGCTGATATTTCTGCCAAAATAGTCGAAATCAACCCTATTTATGATGATTGGGAGGATGGAGATACAGGAAATTTAACAACTTTATATTCACAAATTGCCAATATTTGTAATAGTGTATTAGATTTATTAGAGACAGGAAGAAAAGGTGGATTAAATGTAAAAGGTGAAATTAGTTTAGATGCCATTGGTGGGAATAATGTATTAAATGGAATTAAAACCGAAATTTGGGACAACTACGACAAGGGGACACGATGGAACGAGGGAAAAGATGTTAAGGTTCCTTCACAATTTGAATTTTCTCAAGAGATTCAAAGATTAGTAAAAATAATGACAGGTCATAATGATGAATTCGAACAAATGGAAGATCTAAATCAAAAGGTAACAGAAAAAATTATATTTGATCGTATCAGATCAGATGCTGATGAACTAATTAAATATTTAATGAAAGGTCAGAAATGGTTTCCAAGAAATATATATCTTCGATTTAAGATGGATTTTGGAAAAAATATCAATGAATCCAAGACTTCCTCAATGGCTCTAGTCAATGATACTTATGGAAAACTATACAATTTGATATGGGATCATGCTGATAATGGAACAATGTTCACTGATGTCGGTGGTGAAGGAACAAAACTCCCAGATCTTCCAAATGTAAGCGGGGCAGTTTTCACGTCACAAATTAAATCATTAGTAGACGCATTAAATGGAACTATTGATAACTGGAACCAGTTTGGAGATGAAAGAATTTCATCACAACAAAATACAGCAAATTTTTATCCTGTAGTCTTAAATGATGTTAATAATTTAATTAATAAATATATCGATCGTGATAGATATGAAGCTGATGGTAGATTTAATAGAAGTTTTAGAAATGAAATGGATAATCAACTTAATGCCATATTACAAGCTGAACCATTTAATAAAAATCTAAGTAAAGACCTTAAACAAAAGATATTGGATCATGCCAAAGATAAAACACCATTTACGGTCGGAGGAAATCGTAGAAAGAAGGCCATGAACATCGAAAAAATAAGGGCTAATGAATTTTCTGCTCAATCTTTTAAAGGTCTCAAAAAACCAAAAGAAGGATTAGTCAGACCTGATCCATGTAAGGCACCTTTTGTTCTTAAAAATCCAAAGAGTAGAGTCAATGTTAAAAGTGAGGGAAGTGGACTTTTAACAAAATCAAATATAAATGCTAAAAGAAAAGAACTTTTAAAAAAATTAGGTATGGGTATGGTGTGCGAAGATGAATCTTCTTCTGATTCTGAGAATGAAGGTGCTGGTAAAGCAGAGGATTTTCGTGATTTCTATGCTGACAGTGACGTGAAAAGAATTTCAAAATTAATAGGGAAAGATGGAAGAAGTATGCTAAAAAAAATATATAATTATCTGTTAGAACAACATAAAGAACTTTTAGAAAAATATCATGATTATATCATATATACCTTATTAACCGCTGTATTTTATGAATATTCAATGAATCAAAGTGTAGGTCAAGAAGGTGACGAAGATGTATTATTATACAATAAAATAAAAGAATTAAGTGAAGAAGAAGATCCTAGTAGTGATGATAAAAAAACAATTAAAAAAGTTATTTATATGTTTATTGAACCTAAAAAGATCATAATAGCACTTGGTAAAGGTAAAAAAGGTAAGGGTTACGATTACTATGATGAAGAAGATGATGATGATGAAGAAAAAATAAATGAGAAAGATTTTAAAAAATACATGAAAGAAGATGATGTAAAAAAAGTAGTTAAATTTTTAGACGATAAAGGAATAAAAATGTTAAAACAAACATTTACATACATGAAAGATAAATACGAAAGATATGGTTGGTTTTTCAAATGGTTTTTATTATATGCTATACTAGCTGGTAAAAAATACAAAAAATCTGGTTCAGATGATGATGATTATGATGATTTAACAGAACATTACGGTGATGCTGTTGATCATGCATATAATTTTGAAAAAAAAATTTTTGATGATATGGAAAAATCTTATAAAATAGCAAGTAAAATCATTATAGCACTTGGTAAAGGTAAAAAGAAAATAGGGCACAAAAAGAAGAAGCCAAGTTTTACAGAAATTTAAAAAATATTTAGTTTTTCCTTTAAATTAATTTTAATATAAAGAAAAAATAATATATAACTATTATATATATATAGTTATGGAAATAAAGAACTTCTGTTTTACAAATAACCTATCATTCATACCAGTCACGTATAAAGATAAAATATATGATCCACCTAAAGGTTGGAAAGAATTCACATTAGATCAGTGCAACAACTACGACGACACGAACAAGATGGGATTCTTAATCGATACCAAAGACAAATTCGTCATCTTAGATGCTGATGATCAGAAAAGTCATAAATACATAACTGATAAAATACAAGAATATAATCTTAATACCATAACAACACCATCATTCAGTAATATTTACAAATTTATCACTTATAAAAAACATTTCTGGTTCAAAGTCCCTGAAAATATCAAGATATCCAAGAAGCAATATAAAAATCATGAAATATACGGAGATTTAGATGTATTAACACAAACGGCCGAACATAAGACAAAAGCAACAATCGAGGCTGAGGACATATCAGTGATCCCTGAATTATGGTTGAAAGAATTAATAAATGAAAGGCCTAAAGATGTAAAATCAGACGATGAAAAAATCGATGAAAATAAGTATTCAGAATTACTAAATATTCTAAAAGATGAAAGAGCAAATAATTATGAATCATGGATGAAGATTGGAATGATTTTGAAGAATGAAAATGATACCCTTTTAGGTGTATTTGTAGATTTTTCAAAACGTGGCAGTAATTATAAAGGATTTAGTGATGTTTCTAAATTTTGGAATGGATTCAAAAAAGAAGGTGATCTTAAGATCGGGACATTATGCTTAATGGCTAAAGAAGATGACGAAAAGAAATTCAAGAAATGGCAATCAAAATACAAGATCGAAAACAAAGATGAATATATTAAGATGAAAGAAGGTGTAGAAAAAGAATTATTTTTTGTAAAAAATATGTCATGCTTCGGTTATATTGATCCTGATGAAGAACTTTTATTAAAATCAAGACAAGATATTGGATTGATCTATTCACACCTTCAATATAATGATAAATCATTTATTGATCAGTGGCTTAAAGATGAATCAAGGAGATCTTATCAGAAAATCGATTTTATCCCTAATAATACTAATCCTACTATTTACAACACCTTCAAAGGTTTCAAATATAATAATAATAATCCTATAAATCATGACAAACTAAATGTAATATTAAATTTTATGAATGATATTTTTAATAATAATAAAAATGACATTAATATAATGTTAGATTGGACAGCATGGATTCGTCAGAGACCAGAAAGAAAAACAGAAAAAGCCGTTGTAATGTATAGTGACACTCAAGGAATCGGCAAGAACACCTTAATTCATTTTATAAATAAGATCTTGACCTATACAACCATCATAAACGATATAAAAGATTTATGCAGAAATTTCAATAGTCAAATTGCCAATAAATTATTGATCTGTGGTGATGAAGTAAAAAGTAAAGCCCGAGAAATACGTGATGATTTGAAGAATATGATCACTAGAACAGACTTTATTTTAGAAAAGAAGAATCAAGACCAGATGAAAATTTCTGATTATTCAAATTATATTTTTACATCTAATAATGCTAATGCCTTTTATATAGAACCAACTGATAGACGTTTTATATTATTTGAAATGACAAATACTCCATTGTCAGAAGAAAAAAGTAACGAACTATACAAATTATTGAATGATAAAGAAGCTTTAGAAAGTCTAGATACTTTTTTGAAAAATCGTATCATCCCTGATAAACTAATAGCACCTATGACTGAATACAAACGTAAATTAATAGCTCAAAGCTTACCAGCATACATCCAAATGGTTTACAGGGATTATAAGGCATTTTCACAACCAAGAAAATGGACACTTCACGAATTATATGAAATAGCTGTTCATTATGCTAAGACACATTATTTAGAGTCAACTTTTAGCACTGATAAGATGGCAAAAGACTTTAGAAAAGAATTCAAAGAATACTATAATAGAAGTGGTAATGGTAGATATTATTTATTCCCAGACGAAAATAGGTTATATCAACAGCTTAGTATTAAAAGACCGGAATTAATGTTTATCGATGAAGATGATAATCAAATAATCGAAGAAATTTAATGACATGTAATGACAGGTTCTAAAAAACAACCTGTCACCTGTCATTTCTGACCATTTAGGTATGTTTATTATTTTATATTATAAATATTATGATATAAATTATAGGGGGTGACAGGTATGACAGGTATTTTTGAAGTTTATAGACTTTTTTATTTTTTTAAGAAATTTATTTTTGTATTGAAGTAAAAATGGCAAAAAGGGGGGTTTACCCGTCACATTTCATTTTTACCCGTCACATTTAAATAATATTTAGTTTAAAGAATTAATATAAAGATTTATTTATAATACTAATATATAACTATGAATACTTTTATAAAATCCCTACTTACAAAGAAAGACGTTCCAGAAGCATCTGAACCAAACTTTTTAGTATTAGAACCAACCCAAGAAGAAATCAAGGAACTTGATGACAAGCTGATAAAGATGATGAAGAAAGTTAAATTAACACCTGAAGAACGTCTAATAAAAGAAAAAGAAAATGAAAAGGAATATAATAAGAAATATTATGCATCAAAAAAAGCAGATATTGAATCTGTAACTTGTGAAGTTTGTCGTGGTAGATACAGCTATTACAGTAAATACAGTCATGATAGGTCTAAAAAGCATAGATTAGCAATCTTTGAAAATCAAAAATAACATTCATATACCCCTTAGGCAATTTTGAAATACACCCCCAACTATTTCACTCCCCACTCAACAATATTTTTATAATAATTAATCTAAAAATAAAAAATATATTTAGATTATATATTATATGGAAACTCAAATCACTCAAGGGATCACAAACGAAGGACAATCATCATGTAAAATAGATGTAAATGCTAACATAAAATACTATTTTGTATTAATTGACACTTTTACAAATGCAATAATTGGAGTTTATAATTCTAATGTCAGAGCTAATAGGGTCATGATCAATCTAGTTAAGAATCAACTCTATTTATTAATTAAACATGAAAAAGATTTATTGATGATGTCAAAAGACACCATGGAAGAAAAAAGAAAATCATTAGGATTTCTTAAATCTTATATATACCATCTAAAAACAATCGATCAGACAAATCAAGTTCATATCATAGGAGAAGAAGGTAATATTTTAAGATATGTTATTAAAACAATACGACAAGATGAGACTGATGATGATCCATCAGAAGAAAATAACGTCTTGATTTAGATTTTTTATTTTTTTTATATAAAACAATTATATAAAATGAATACTATTCAATTAAAGAAAACGATATTATCTAAAATAGACCTTATAAAAGATAAAAATAATTGTCTATTAATTTTTAGATTTTTAAAGGAAAACAAAATCCAATATACTCAAAAATCAAATGGAGTCTATTTCAATCTGAATGAAATTAATTTAGAAATGCTTAATAAACTAAATATTTTTTTAGATACTATTATATAATGGATCCAATAAATGCCTTGATTGGTGCTGGTGGTGGAATTGGAATGATTTTAATATTCTATATATTCAAATATCTCAATACTCACCGCATAAAAATAATTTCATCGTGTTGTTCCTTCACTGCTGAAGAAGATCGCACACCTAAAACAGATGGACAAATAAACCCGATAAAAAATCCTTTAAATAATAATGAAACTTGAAAATTTTAATATAAATTAATATATATATAAATGAGTAAATGGGGAATACCAAGAGGAGCAAGACATCAGAATACATTACACGATATTTTACCTATTTTTATAAGTCTAAGGGGAACAACAGGGGCAACAGGATCAACAGGTACAACAGGATCAACAGGAACAACAGGATCAACGGGAACGACAGGAATAACGGGAACGACAGGAATAACAGGAATAACAGGAAGAACGGGAACAACTGGGGCAACTGGTGGATCAGCACCACCAGCACCAACAATTGTTTATGCGCAATTAACAGATCTATTTGGTAGTTATAATTACGCTTTCCAGTGGTCAGCTGAAGTATCAGCAGACTATTATAGTTATAATATAACTGATCTGACAAATGGTGCCCCTGTAGCAATAAGCACCTCACCGTATACAATTTTATACGGTAACACAGTCGTAATTCAGACGGGTGATAGTGTTCAATTTAGTGTTTACGCTACAAATGCATATGGTAATAGTTCAACAACATCAACTGTAGTAGTAGCACAACCGCCACCAACTTAATTTTTTTATAATATATATTATATATTATGTCAAAAAAAGAAATAATAGAGCATCCTTTGAGTGATGCCGAAATTAAAAAATATTTACCATCTGCCAAGATTGTCATGTACAATGAATTACCAGATTATCAGACCATAGAACAATTATTACCACGTGACAAATCATATTTTATTATATTATTCCAAGATTCAGAAAATTCTGGGCATTGGTGTTGTGTCCTACGACAAAAAAATAGAATCGAGTTTTATGATCCTTATGGCGTGTATCCTGATAAAGAATTAAATTGGGTAGATCATGGTGTTAGAAAAAGTATTGGAATAGATGGTAAATATTTGTCTAATTTATTTGATAAGACCAAATTAGATGTAGTTTATAATACTGAAGATTATCAAGCAGAAAAGCGTGGTGTGAATACATGTGGAAGGCATGTAATATTTAGATTAAAAAAAATTAATATGTCTCTCGATGAATATCATAAATTTTTTAAAGATGAGGCAAAAAAATTAAAAACAGATTATGATGGTGTGGTTGCTTATCATATAGATATTATTGAATAAAATTATCTAGTTTATATATATTATGTTTAAACGAGCTAATCAAGTTCAACGCTTAATGAAAAAAATTGACAGCTTAATAGATGAAAGAAATTCATTAATGCTTAGAATGTTAAAAATAAATAATGAAATTGGTATAATGTATAATGATATCAATTCACCACTTAAAGGCTATAATCAGAATTATGCTAGTGACGATGATTGTATTAGTCATGCCGATTTTGAGACCGTAGTCAGACCATACATTAAATACACTATGATAATGCCTGAGACTAATCCACTTGATGAATCAGAAAAGACAACTTGTCATTTAAAATAAGCACTTCGTGCTAGCGCCCACCTAAAAATTATTTATTTAATAATTTTATGGTGGCTTTATGATGGCGCTTTATATTCCTCTAATTGTCTCATAAAAAATGATTTATGGTGTAAAAACATTAGACTTACAACAGTTTTTCCCACCAATTTATAACCTTTACCATTTAATAAAAAAACGATTGCATCTGTTTCTTCTTTATTTCTATTTTTTACTTCTATTAAATCTATATCATAATCACGCATTGAATTTAAAATTTGTAATTGATTAGGCACGTTGAAGGTTAATAATTGAATCCTTTTATAATTATATTTATTCATTATATCTTCTAAATTAGTTGTTATTTTAATATTTAAATTAATATCTGATGGTCGATACATCTTTAATTCATTAAATAATTTTTTATTTTCTTCAATACATATCCCTTCCCAATCATTGAAATCTTTAAAAAATAATGTATTGTTGCCGTCTATACCATTACCAGCACCTACATCGATAAATCTAGCATATTCAAGACCTTGAAAGATCTGTTCTAATATAACATCTTGACGGTCATCTGAATAATAGTTTTTATAAAGTTTGTTCTTGTTTGACTTGATTGGTGGTAAAATATAACTTGATTGTTTCATATATATTATTATATTATATAAAAAAAATAATCTAGATTATTTATTATATAACATGGAAAGTAAAAAAGAATTGATAGACAAAATCAAATTAAAAATTCAAGAAGTATTAAAGACCGTTGAACCATCTGAATCTTTAGAAATGGAACTATATAATCTACTAATACAATTGAGAAAGAACAAAAATGATTTAAATGCACTACGTGCAAGCGCGGATTATTTCCAAACGGGAAATAATCTAACCATACCTATATAATTCTAGGAAAAATAGGCCTATTTTTCCAGCATAATCTAGATTATTCTGGAATAATCTCGCGCCCATCAGTTTATTTATATTATTTCTAAATAAAATAATATAGATATATAATAATATACTTACAAGAAATGAATATCTTAACTTTTATAAATAAACTTGAGAATAAATACCCTACAGATTACAAATCTTTAATCTTACCTGATAAAGACAGCACAAAATTTAAAATAGTTATCCGTAGAACCCACGAAAGACCTTTAATAATTACACCTGATGAGAATGAATATCAGAAAACATTAAACGCTAAACAACGATATCGTAGAAGGTGGTATCTAGAAAATAAGAAAACTTCTAGAACAAATATAAAACATGTTATTAAATAAATATATATTTATAATATATATATAATATGGAAGAACCTTCACAAAATATATCACAATTTACTATTAATTTAAATATCTTTGGTGGTTTTATGGTGTCTGCTGATGTAATGAATAAAATAAATAAATTAATAGATAAAGATCAGAAAAATCAACTAAAACAACAAAATAAAAAAATAAAATTTATGAAAAAAATAGCCGATCAATACAATCTATTAAATAAGCCGAAAACTATAATAGAAATTTAAGCCGAAAAAACACCAGCATATTATCACGATAAAAATAAATAAATATTTATTTTTTAGGTGGCGCGGGACGAAGTCCCTTATATACCCTTTACTTTTTGTATAAATTGTTATCTTTTATGTATTTACTGGCACCAGTCATGCTCATTCCTTTTTCTTTCATTATTTTCTTGACCATTTCAGCTCTGGCTTTACGACCATCAACACCGGCGCCTGTATTAGTGCGCATTCCGGATTGTTTTTGTTTAGCACCTGCGGAAAGGTAGGCATTTGTGTTTGATGTCATTGAAGGGTTGCCGGCGCTTGTGTTTGGGACTAAATGGTCAGGTATTGATTGGTTCATGTTACCTGCTCCCAAATTTAACTCCATTCGGGTTTTAAAATTTAATCCTGGATTGTTACCACCGCATGAGTTACATGTACATGTTGAATGACCTTTAGGGCATGGTTTGGCTCCACCTTTAACATATGGAGCCATACCACTACCGACTGATCTAGCAACATTTACCATCATATTATCACCAGTAAATGATGGAACAGCAAATTTTCCGATAGGTGTTGCTATTACATCCTGTAAGCTGTGATCTAAATAAGAAACTTTTGAACGATTCATTTTATTGAATTCTTTTGCGATTTTTCTATTATAGGGAGTATCGATAGGCATTATATATATTATATATATATAAAAACTATACAAATTTTTTTTTTACATTAATCTACTAGACATACCAGCTTCTGGCATTTTAGCCATACCACTCATACCTGGAAGAATACGTTTGGGGAGTGCTTTTCCTGAATCAAGGTGAGCGCCTCCGACTTTGCGTCTAATCATCATTTGGCTGTATGGTTCTTGTTGAGAAGCCTCTAATACGTCGGATTTAGTCAAAATTCCGGTATACACGCTAGATTGGCCACGCTCTGTTACGAAGACACCTGAATTCACGGTGATCACCACAAGTTCAGGTGAGTAAGCTCCGGCGCTTTGATTGAATACGTTCAAATTGAACTGAAGCTGAAAGTTGCCCAGCGAACCACTGGAAAAATAGTCTTCAACCAGCTGAATATGACGTCCAAAATCTAAACATAAAACTGAGCCCACAGTTGCTGTAGGAGTTGCGGAGGCATTAATTGTTTGTGCTGTGTTTGCTAGAACGGAACCTTTAAAGACTTGACCACACCATTCAGACCATGATTGAGTACATCCGGCCTCAACTGAATACCTATAGAGGTCAGCCATTGAAGCACTTGATAAAATACCGGCGTTATTGTTAAAGTTGATTGAAATTCCTTGAATTGCCATGAATGTATCAGCATTTGATGGTGTTAATGTTGTAGATGATGGGATACGTGCGAATATGATGAGTTTGTCGGGAATTTGATTTAAATTGTAGGTGTTTGATGATAATGTTGCGGTTGCCCCAGCTCCGACACTGGTTCCGGGGGAACTGAAGTATCTTGGGTACTCCATATATGGTACTACATTTCTCGCGGGCATAAGGTCACTAGGATGTGGTGTCAAATAATTTAGAAGTAAACGGGCATTGCTGACAGAGCTGATAGTGACAGTTCCTGAAAAGTTGTTTTGTGCCTCGGCTGTTAAAAATCTGATGGCGCGGTTACCATTGACAAAGTTACAAACTAAATTCATGTTTTGGACACCATAGATACCAGCAGTATTTGAAATTGGAGCTCCCCAGATGAAAGGAGGGCAGAATAAAGGTTCGGCTGTACTGTATGTAATTACGTATGTATATGATCCTAATGATCCTGTTCTTGTCATGGTTACACCAGAATTAACAGCTGTTCCAGGAGTTGCGATATTGTAACCGTAGAAAGCACCACGAGGAACAGTTGTGTCTGATGTTAAGACGTTGAATGATCCTGTTACGTTATTTGGGATTCCTTGTGTATCTGTGTAGTTATAGAATTGGTCTGATGTGGTGGGACATGTTCCAGAAAATCTTTGAAGTTCACGTCCTTCTTCAATTTTGAGGAGTGCGGGTAAGACATCACGAATATTAATTGAGGTGGAGTTGTTGTTAATTGTTGCTTGTAATGTAGAGCATAATTGGTGGTTAGGGAATGGTGCGAGGACGACATCTGTTCCGTATACAATTGCGTTTGCACAAGTAAAAGTTAGGGCTGTAGTTTGTGCCCAAAGTAATCTGCGATCTACTACGGTGGACTCTGATGGTACTTGAATATTAAACGTAAGCGCGGAGGTGGACTGAGAAATTGCGGGTTGAGTTGAACATACGACGTTTTGTCCTCCTTTGAAAACGGCATAGTTTACGCTGTCAGTGACCATTAATCTGTCATCTTTTAATAATACCTTTTTGAAATCGTTACTCATGATATATATATACTAATTAAATAAAAAAAATAATAAACTAAATAATTTATTATTTTTAGATTGGGTTTATTAATTGATTGACGTTATAAAGTTTCTTTCTAAACATTATTTTTAAATTTGCGCTGTTTCCAGTATCTAATAAAAAGGCATGTAATGATCCATACGAATCTCTCCAATATAAATTTATTTCTATGCTGTTAACTGGTGCGTTACTTTGTAAATCTATCAATTTATATTCAGATACGGGTTCATATCTTGCGACTGGTTTATATTCATCTCCACGTTTTAATTCGAGATCAATATCTGCTATGATATTTAAAATATTGTTATTATCTCCACGATTGAAAATTTGTCCTCCAGTTGTATATATTTGAGGAGTACCAGTTAATTCAGAACAGACAGGCATTAATGCCGTGGTTAATACTAAAGAAAGAATTGGATTCCATAAAGGTGTAGTTGGGTAATCCTGAGCAAGAACAGACCAATAAAGAACTGTTGAAGGATATGCTGTGGTGCTGATGTAATCATAAGAGTTGAAAGCATCAACAAAAGGTTCGGCACTTTGTAAAATACCACCTGAAACTAGTGAGGCATTTATACCTAAATAGTTATTTTGAAGTGCTGTTGATGTGGATGCACCGAGTGGAGCATTAACAGTCAAACGATACCATCCGAAATTTGTTGTTGTTGTTGATATACCACCATTATTAGGGAGTTGTCCGACATAATCAGCTTGTAATGATGTGAAAAGGTTATATAATGGAGCATTCATGTATAAAAAATAAGTTGCAGTGTTGCCTGCCACGTAATTACCTCCCCATGTTGGATTTCCTGCTGATGGTGCTACGTATTGAGGGAAGTAAATTGAGGCTTTATTTGTTTCTTTGTTGAATGTAAAAAATGGTTGTTTTCCAGTTTCTGTATTTGCCACGAATCCATCGTATAAAGATTTATTTATCATGTCAATAAATGCTTGGTAACTGTATAAGAAATAATAATCTGAATGTGTATCAGATGCTGAAACTGGTAGAGCTGGAGCTGTTTGTGTTAAGTCTTGAGGTCTGTAGATGACGTCAAACACTTTAGCACCAGCATCATCACCATATTTTCCAAAAGCAAATTTATATATGGTCTTGTTTACGTTAGAAGCTTCACCGACTTGTACTTCTGGGATCATTATTGGTAATGAGGCAGTATCTATATTTAATTTTATGACTGACATGAAATATTCAGATGGATTTTGTAAAATATGTTGGTTTCTGGTCTCAGTAAATTTGACTGGAACGGATGAAGAGTTTCCAGTCGAATCATCATTAAACATATTAATATCATAATATATATGGAATGGATTGCTGTTAAAATTGGTTCTACTAGATAATAACCTTGATGTCATTTATATATTATATATTATAAAAAAAAATATAAAATGTAAATATATATAATGCCTTACGAAATTAAAAAACAAAAAACTGGATATAAAGTATGTAAGAAAAATGAAGATAAATGTTTTTCAAAAAAACCGATACCTAAAATCAACGCTATAAAACAAAAATATGCCATAGAATTACATGAAACAAGTAAAACAGGGGGCAATTATCCAGAAGGATTTAAAAAATATTCTTTTATAATTAAACCTAAAATAGGTGGGAAATATATTGATTGTGAACCAGGATGGAAGACATACCCTTTAACGTGTCAGAAAGATTTGGAATGTCGTTTTGACGGCTGGAAATTATTAGAAGCACAAAATCCATTCACCTGTAATGATGGGCCTAAAACAAAAGCGAGACCACAAGATGGTCGTAATGATGTCGAGGATTGGTGGTGGCACTTTAAAAATGACCTAGAGAAAATATTTAATACAAGTTGCGTTACAACAGCCGATAACGTCGTATATTGTGATTCATCACCAGGAAACGTGAAAAAAGATTTAGAAAATGAGTATAACGTCTTAGTTCCTCCTGAATGGAAAAAAATGATTGATGATGTAGGCACACAAATCAAAGGTAGTGAAACAGTATTGGTTCAGTGGTTAAGAGACCACAAAATGGGTCGATTTGTAGATGAATGGAATAAATACATATATGAACCATTACGAGATACAATTTTTAATGAATCATGGTGGACAAATGTATACCGTAATATGTCATTAGGTGATCTTTTACTCTTGACTTTAAGTGTCATTTTACCGTTTGGAGACGTTCCAGGAATTGTACTTTGGTCAGCTATTGACACCATAAAAGCAGTAACAGAAGGAGGAACAGGTCTTCAACAAATGGGAGATTTTTTCATTGCTATTGCTAAATTACCATTTCCGTTCGGAACTATAGCAAAAAAAGTTTTTGACACGGTCGAGAATGCGATAGAATCAGGTTTTAAACAAATGACAGATATTAATGCTAAAGACATGTTTGATGATATGAATGATCAAATAAATAAAATGATGGAGAGATTCCCAAAACCAAGAGGCGACACGACAATTCCAAAACCTTCAAAAATGTTAGATCTAGCAGGTAAAATTAACCATGTAAAAGAATTAGTAGATAAATTAAATGTTTTATACGATAATTATAGAGCAAATTTAATTTCATCTAAAGAAGCATATAGTCAAGCTATAAAACCACTGGCCGAGGAGTTGATGAATTCTTCTAGAATTTTTAAAAATGAAACATACCATATTACGGTTGATTTAGCAAAATTAAAAGATCCTATCCTTAATGAAACAATTATTTACGGTTATAATCAATATAAAAAAGAAAATAGAGCACCAGCAGAAGATTACAACAGAGAAGGCGACGGAAAGAAAGGGAGAGGCAAAAAAGGAAAAGGAGATGAAATAAATACTGATGATGAAGATGAAGATGAAGATTTAAACAGAAGAATGGCAGAGATAGGTTTAGATGAAGAAGATGAAGATGAAGATGAAG